GGCGCATCCCCGCCGACTATCAGGTCGCCTGCACGTCCCTTCACTGCACGCTCCCCGCGGTCGAGTGCGTACGGCGCCAGCTCGCGACCGAGGTCCAGCGGCCCGCCCATGAGCACCACGGCAAGACCGACACCAGGCGCGGCGTGGTGAGCGACTACCCGATGTGCGACTCGACGAAATGCCAGCAGGGCGCCGCGATTCGAGCTGGCCTCGATCCATCGATAGACGTGCGCTGGATCGGCGTCGGCCCTCACGGGCGCTTCGCGCGCTCGCGCGCTGACGTGCACAGGCAGATCGCAGCAGGGCGGAGACTGGCAGCGGTAGGGCTACTTCACGTGCTCCCGACCGTGGATGGGCTGCGATGAGCACGGCGCTCGAGTTCATCTGGGACAGCCGCGATCTCGAGGTCTGGCGCGGCGGCAAGGTGGAGTTCGCCCTGGCGCGAGCGCTACGGCTCGCTGGCAATCAGGCACTCCGGGTGATGCAGCGCGACAGCACCCGCGCGATCTTGGGACGGAAGCTCATGCGCGAAGGCGATGTGGTGAAGGCTCTGCCGCTCGTCTTCCCCGGCCGCAAGGCAGCGATCCGCGACCTCGTGTGGAGAGAGAAGGTGAGCGGCAAGCCCGTGCCATTGAGCCAGTTCCCGCACATCCAGACGAAGCGCGGGATCTCGGTGCGTGTCAATGTCGGTGGCGGGACAAAGCGCATCAAGAGCGCGTTCGTCGCTACCATGCGCTCGGGTCACGTGGGCATCTTCAGGCGCAAAGGCAAGGCGCGCCTCCCACTGCAGGAGCTGTGGACCACGCGCATCTCGGACGTGATGCAGGACCATGGCATCATCCCCGCCATCGAGGGGGCCGCGTACGCGAGGATGCAATCCGCGTTCACGCGCGGACTCGAACGCGAACTCGCGAAGCTGAAGCGCAAGGGTGACCTGTGACCCTGGGTGATTGTCATGGTGTGACCCACGGTGAATGGCAAGGGCCGTGCCAGGTCCATCCATGTGCGCACATGTGCGCACCCACCCCCATACGGCATAGGTTCTCCCACCGGGGCGCGCCCCGCGGGTGCGCAGAGCCCCGTTTCCTCGCTACCGCAAGTGCTTGAAATGTTTGGTCACTGGTCACTGGTCAGAGGGAAACCGAGGCCGTGAGCACTTCACTGCGCGCGTATGCGCGGCACCGAGGCTGCGCTCTCAATGCCGTCCAGGAGGCGATCCGTTCCGGGCGTCTCAAGAAGAGCGTCAAGCGGGTGAAGGGGCGACCTCCGCAGATCGCGAACGTGGCCGCGGCGGACGCGGAGTGGGCAGCGAGCACGTACAGTGATCGGGTTCCGCTCACGGGGCGGACGGCACCGCGCACGAGCCCGCCGGAACTGCCGCCGATCACCGGAGTGCACGACCTCGCGGAGGCGCGCGCGCGGCACGAGGCGGCAAGGGCGAGCCTCACGGAGATCGAGCTCGCAGAGCGCCGCGGTGAGCTCGTCCCGACGAAGGACGTCGAGTCGCGGCTCGTCGGCGAGTTCACCCGCTGCAAGACCAAGCTCCTCGGGATACCGTCGCGCGCACGCCAGCAGGATCCAGGGCTCACGACCGTGCAGCTCGCGCTCATCGAAGGGCTCATCCGTGAGGCCCTCGACGATCTCGCATCCGACGAGGGTGTGCCCGAGCCGGTTTCCAAGGCGGCGCCGTGACCTACGCGAGCGCGGACGAGGTGTTCGCGCGCTCGAGACGAGCGTGGAAGCCGCCTCCGCGCCTATCGCTCTCGGAGTGGGCTGACAAGGAGTTCGTGCTCTCGGCCGAGACCGCGGCGGAGCCGGGCCGCTGGCGGACGCTGCCCTATCAGAAGGAGATCATGGATGCGATCACCGATCCCGCGGTGACGCAGATCTCCGTGATGAAGTCCGCGCGCATCGGCTTCACTCTCTGCGTCTCCGCCGCAATCGGCTACTTCATCTGTCAGGACCCGTCCTCGGTTCTGGTCGTCCAGCCGACGGTCGACGACGCGAAGAACTTCTCGAAGGAGGCGATCGCGCCGATGCTCCGCGACGTCCCGGCGCTTTCCAGGATCGTCTTCCGCGACGTCGAGAAGGGCCCGAAGGATCCTTCGAACACGCTCACGCACAAGGCTTTCCCGGGTGGCGTGATTTCGCTCGTGGGCGCGAACAGCGGCGCCGGCTTCCGTCGCATCAGTCGACGCGTGGTCATCTTCGACGAGGTGGACGCGTACCCGCCGAGCGCCGGCAGCGAAGGTGATCAGATCAAGCTCGGCACGAAGCGGTCCGAGGCATTCTGGAACCGGAAGATCATCGCCGGCTCGACGCCGCTGCTCGCCGGGCTCTCACGCATCGAGGAGATGTACGGGCAGGGCGACCAGCGCCGGTACTTCGTGCCTTGCCCGCAGTGCGGGCACATGGCACCGCTCGTCTTCAGCGGTGATGACGGTCACTCGATGAAGTGGCCCTCCGGGAAGCCAAAGGAGGCGTTCTTCGCCTGTCAGGCATCGGGCTGCGTCATCGAGCACAAGGACAAGCGGTCGATGGTGACGGCGGGCGAGTGGCGCGCGGCAGCGCCGTTCACGGGGCACGCCTCGTTCCGTATCTGGAGCGCCTATTCCTACTCGCCGAACGCGACGTGGGGGCAGATAGCCAGCGAGTTCGTCGAGGCGAATGCGCTGGGGCCGGAGAAGCTCAGGACCGTCGTCAACACGACCCTCGGCGAAACCTGGCACGAGCGCGGCGAAGCCCCCGACTATCAGCGCCTCTACCAGCGCCGAGAGTCCTACGAGATCGCGACGGTGCCGGCCGGGGTGCTCGTCATCACCGCGGGCGTCGACGTCCAGCGCGATCGGCTCGTCTTCGAGGTCGTCGGATGGGGCGAGGACCGGCAGAGCTGGAGCATCGATGCCGGGGTGCTCCCGGGGAACACGGCGGGCGAGGAGGTCTGGGCGAAGCTCGATGAGCTCCTCGGGCGGAGCTGGCCGGGGGCCGATGGCCTCGCGCACCAGATCCACATGCTCGCGGTCGACGCAGGCGATCAGACCCAGGTCGTCTACAACTGGGCGAGGCGCTACCCGATGTCGAGGGTCATCGCCTGCAAGGGCGTCGCGACAGCCAAGACGATCATCGGCGCCCCGAGCGCCGTGGACGTCACGGTGAGAGGCAAGCGGCTTTCGCGCGGCTACAAGGTCTGGCCAATAGGCGTCGGGATCGCCAAGTCGGAGCTCTACGGCTGGCTCCGGCTCGACCCGCCGACGAAGGAGAGCGGCCTACCGTACCCGCCCGGCTACTGCCACGCCCCGGAGTACGGGGAGGAGTACTTCCGGCAGCTCACCGCCGAACAACTCGTGCCGATCGTGCGGCGCACGGGGTTCACGGTGCTCGAGTGGCAGATCCTACCCGGCCGGGAGAACCACTGGCTCGACTGCCGGGTCTACGCGCGCGCCGCGGCCGCGCTGGCGGGGCTCGACCGCCATGCCGCGGCCGCGCGCGCGAAGCGGGCTCCGCCACCTGCGGCCGCGCCTCCCGGCGCCGAGTCGACGCCTCCGCCGGCGCCAGAGCCTCCACCTCGAGGTTCAACCGAGAGACCTGGGGCCCAGAGCACCAGCTGGCTCGGCCGGGGTCGCGGCTCGGCCGGTGGGCGTGGTAGCTGGATCCCCAGACGGAGGTGATGGCCCATGGCGACGTGGACGCAGGCGGACGTGGACCAGCTCAAGGCGGCCGTGGCGAGCGGGATCCTGACCGTCACCTACGACGGCCCGCCGCGGCGCTCCATCACGTACCAGAGCCTCGACGCCATGCGTGGGCTCCTGGCCTCCATGCAGCAGGAGGTCGCCGCCGCGGCCGGCGGGGTGAGCTACCGGCTCATCGCCACCCGGAAGGGTTTCTGAGGTGGTCCGCTGGCTCCTCGCCACGGTGTGCGGCCCCCGCTGCGACTCCGGCAGTGGAATCGGTCTCGGTTGCCTGCGGCGAGCCAAGTGGATGCCAGCCGGTCTCACCCGCCCGATCGGATGGAGCCGCAGTTTCCGCTGGTGCGACGAACACAAGCACGCCGGGGACGTCCCGCTCGTCGCCGCGCCGCCACCTCCGCCGCCGAAGCCGCTGCCCACGTCCGTCCCATCGAGCGGGACCCGCAGAAGGGGCGATAGATGACTGAGACCACCGCGACCATGAACGCGCTCGACCGCGCGATCCTCGCCGTCGCCCCGAGCTGGGGATTGAGCCGGATCCGGGCGCGCGCGATCGCCACCACGCTCGCGCGGCACTACGAGGCGGCGCAGGGAGGCCGGCGCACGACGGGCTGGCCACGGAGCGGGGCGGACGCGAACGCAGCCGCGGGACCGG